CAAAACATACAAAGGAAGGTTTAAACCTAAGAATCCAAAGAAATACAATGGTGATGCCAACAACATCATCTATCGTTCTACATGGGAAGTGAGGGTTATGAAATGGTTGGATGAACATCCAAGTGTAATATGGTGGGCATCTGAAGAAATACACATACCATATAAGTCACCGTTGGACAACAAAATGCATCGTTATTTTCCAGATTTTATTACCAAAATGAAACAAAAAGACGGGTCTGTAATGACTTATATTATTGAAGTCAAACCATTTAACCAAACTAAACAACCAGTTCAGAAGAATAGAACCAAGAAGTATTTGCGTGAAACTGCGACTTATCTGGTCAATCAAGAGAAGTGGAAAGCAGCTGACATCTTTTGCCAAGAACATGGTTGGAAATTCATGATTATGACGGAGAAGGAATTAGGTATTTAATTGAAAGCGGACACCGATACTTATAAGAAAATCCATTATTTTATAGGTAATTATGGAATGAATATTAGTGATATAAATAAACAATGGCATATTTAATAGAGAGAATCAAAGAACAATTAGGTAAATCGGGATATCAACCGAGAACTACTGCCGCAAGAGATTGGCTTAGGTCTAAGATACAAGACTTGAAACCTACACGCCAAACACTTCTAAGCGACAAGGAACGACTTAAAAATAGTACAATGATTGGTCGTATGTATTTCTATTTTTATGACCCCAAATTGAAAGATGAGTTGCCATATTACGATAGGTTCCCATTGGTTATACCAATAGAACGATACCAAGATGGTTTTTTAGGGTTGAATTTGCATTACATAAGCCCAAAGCAACGCATCAATCTTTTAGATGCATTAAGTGAGTATGCATCAAATTCAAATTATGATGAGACAACAAGACTTCGGTTAACATGGAGAAAATTGCAATCTGTGGGTGCAGCCTTCAAGGCAAAACCTTGCATTAAAAAATATCTCTTTAAACATGTTGATAGTAGATTTCTTGAAATAACGGCAGACGAATGGGATATTGCAGCACTATTACCATTCCAAGACTTTAGAGGCGCATCTGCAAATAAAGTATACAACGACTCTAGGAATAAAACTTAATGACTTTTTCTCCACAATTATTTTTATCTAATATCAAAGCAAAAGATGGATTAGCTAGACCAGCTAGATTTGAAGTTATTCTTCCTATACCAACTTATATTAATAATTTTATCTCAACCTCAATCATTGACAAATTATTAGATTTACCAAATACAATACTTGCTGATGCAGCTGACCTTGCTAATCAAGCTTTGGGTAAAAATGGTCCGCAAAACGAACAATCAAAAACATCAAATGCTTCAATCAGCCGATTTCTTGCACTTCAATGTGAAGCTGCAGAATTGCCTGGTAAAACATTATTAACACAAGACATTAAAGTTTATGGGCCAACTTTTAAAGTTCCAAATGGAACACAGTATGGTGATACCACTTTAACTTTTCTTTGTACAAACGAATTTTATGAGAGAAAATTATTTGAACGTTGGTTAGAAGCTATAATGCCTACCGATACAAATAATTTGAGATATCCAAAAGGAGCAACAAGCAGGTATTTGACCAATATAAAAATTATTCAATATGATGATTTCATTAAAAGAATTTTTGCTGTTGAATTGATTGATGCTTTTCCAATTGGAATTGGAGCACAATCTTTAAGTTGGTCAGAAGATAATTTTCATAGATTAGCAGTATCATTTGCTTATCAAAAATATAGTGTGATTTATGAAGGAAGTTATGACCTTGTTGCAGCTGCAACCGATTATTTTGGTGCTAAGGGTGCTAGAATATTTGATAAAGCTGGACAGCAAGTAAATAATAGTATAGGGAATGTTTTGAATAGAATATTTTAATTTTATGGAGATAAAGTATGTTACCGAAAATTGATGTGCCCGTTTTTAGTATTAATTTGTTATCAAACGGCAAAGAAATTAAGTTTAGACCATTTACGGTCAAAGAAGAAAAATTGTTTTTAATGGCTAACGAAAGTAAAGATATAAAAACAATTATTGATACAACAAAACAAGTTCTAAACAATTGCCTTGTTTCGGATGTTGACATTGATACGATGCCTGTATTTGACATTGAATATTTGTTTTTAAATATTCGTGCAAGGTCGGTAAGTGAGATTATTAATTTAAATTACAAATGCAATAATGATGTCAAAAACGAAAGTGATGATGGCACACATAAGTGTAATCATGTTGTTCAAATTGATTTAAATGTATTAGAAATTAAACCAAAGACTAATAAAAAACCAGAAACAAGGATTGAGATTACCGATAAGGTTGGTATGGTTATGAAATATCCAAATTTCAATACCATAAAAAAATATGAAGGTGAAAATCAATCTGATGTAATTTTAAAACTAACTGTTGATTGTATTGAATACATCTATGACGGTGACCAAATTTATTATGCTAAAGATGCAACAGAAGAAGAGTTGATTGAATTTATTGAAGGTATGCAATCAAAAGATTTGGAAAAAATTAAAAACTTTTTTGATGAGATGCCAAAAATCTCAAAAGATATTGATTTTAAATGCAACAAATGTGGATACGAAGAACAAATTACAGTTGAAGGACTAGAAAGTTTTTTCGTCTAAGTTTTGGTTATGAAAATCTAGGGAATCTCTATCAAACTAATTTTGCGTTAATGCAACATCACAAATATAGTTTGACTGAACTTGAGAATATGATACCTTGGGAAAGAGAAGTTTATGTTGGTTTATTAATGAGATATCTTGAAGAAGAAAAAGAAAAAATGAAAACTAGAAGGTAACAAAAATGGCTAACAGACTGGCATCAATATTACAACAAGAATATAAAACAAAAGGCTTAGTTGGAGGCACAGCTTCAGCTGTTGGAAAAGCTGCAAAAGAAAAATTAGATATCCGAAATGCACTCTTTAGTGGTGAAGGAATTGGTTCGGTTATTGGTACTAGAATATTTGGTAAAGGTTATTCTGCTACAAAAAGAGAAAAAACAGGAACACAAAAATCAACTTCACCTGAATCTCTTTCATCAGCTCTTTCATCTGGAGAATCTCCTGTTTTGCAAGAAATGAATGCCAACATGAAGTTGACTGCTAAAAATAGTATGTCTTTGCCAATGATGGCAAGAGATATGAATTTAATGAAATTGAATATCTTTAAATTAGTTAAATCATTTGGAGATAAACCCAATACAAATAAAACAGATATGTTTTGGGAAAAATCAAAAATAAGAGATGCTGCTTATAATAACACCATCGGTAAAATGATGGGTAAAGGAAAACTGGGCACTTTAGCTAAAGGTATGTTTGTTGGCAAAAAAGAAAGAGATGGCCAAACACCAGAAACTGCTTTGTATATTAATTCTGTTGCCGGTAATGCAAATGGTGAAGATGAGAGTTCAATCGTTGGAGATGTATTATCTTTTGTTGTACTAAAAAGAATACTAGCAGCTACATTAGGATTTTTAACTGGTCCTGTAGGTTTAACTATACTTGGTGGTTTTGGATTATTTAAAGTAATGGAAAACCTAATGGATAAAAATGCCGATAAAGAAGGCGTTGATTTAACTACAAAAGCGTTAGGTGGTAGTTTAGATGAATCACAACTTGGTTCAGAAATTATGAATGCCGCTGAAGAAGGACAAAGACAACGTGAAGCTGAAGCCTTAAAGAAAAGAACTGTTTCTGGACAATTACAGAGACAGATGCCTGCATTTGATTCAAATGGTAGTGATACTTATGATTCTCCATTAACAACAGAAGGATATGGAGTTGATGAAAAAGGTAAAACACCAACACCCACAAATGCTGTTACAAGTGGTTCTGGTTCACCAATAATGACAGGTTCAGGTGGTTATCTTACTTCTGGTTCAGCACCATCAACAACACCTACTGCAACAATAGGAAGTGTTCCTGGTTTACCAATTGATTACGAATCTTATGCTAAGAAAATTGGAGAAAAAGAAAGTGGTGGAAAATATGATAGGGTTAATAGTATAGGATATGTTGGAAAATATCAATTTGGTGCTATGGCATTAGAAGATATGGGATTAGTTAAAAAAGGTGTTGGTGCTAAAGGACAAAAAGCTTTAGATGTGCCTGATAATTGGAATATTCCTGGTGG